CTGCTGTAGAGCCTACAAAGAGAGCATTCTTTATATTTTGATTTGCTGTTTTAGGTAATTCTTTTAAATCTTTTAGTTTCTTTTGTAAGTCTTGTAACTTATCTACAGTTTGTCCTACTTGTCCTATCAATTGACCTGCGACTTCATACGCTCTTGGGTGTTGTCCCTCTCTAGCGATGTCAAGTATTCCATCAATTGCTTCTTGTCCTCGTTCTATAAGATTGTAATAGTTTTCTCTGCTGTATTTGTAGTCGTTATCTACATCAGCTTTATCGTTATCTTCTTTTCTTGGAACTGCTGGTTTGAAGTCTTGTTTTACAACTTCATTTTTTTGTTCAGGTTCATTGATACCTAGAATTTCATTTACTTTATCTTCTAATTTACTCATATTATTATTTATCAATGTTTAATAATTAATTTACCTACGTCAGGTAGATAAGCATATTTTAAATTTGAGTTTGTACAATTATTTCACGGTCATTAAAAATGGTTAAAGAACCGTGATGGCTAGCGTGTATGGCTAAATAAATCATAAGTGTATCATAATATACATATTAAACATTAAAATCAAATTTAGAAGGAATGCCTAAAGTAACTCTACCATCATATTTGTTTTTTTCTGCACCAGGAGTATTTACATCATTATAATGTAAAAAAACTTGAGCACAATTTTGTCCTTCAAATTCGTTTCTCCAATGCTCTAATAAATTTCCTTTGTAAACCAACATATCCCCTGGTTTTAAATCAACTTCTACACCTTTGTGTGCGCTTGATTTTAACGTGGGTTTATATCCTTTGTCTGTGGTTTCAGTTTCAATAACATTATCTTCTCCAGTTGTATCAATATAAATTGGCCAAGGGTCTCCTCCTAAATTTAATGTAGTAGATATTTCACAACTAAATCTATCTTTGTGTCTATAAAGAAGATCACCTTTTTTATAAATTCTAGCGTAGGAATAAGTTTCATATAATTTTTTTCTTGTTATGTTTTCCATAATCGGTTTAATTTCGTGTAATATAGTTTCCATAGCAATATCGCCATACACAGAATAAGTTCCAGGTACCTGACTATCTGCCCAAGTTCCCCACTCTGGAGAATCTACAGGAATGTATTTACTTCTAAAAAAAAGATCCGCTACTTTTCTTTTCATTAAAAAATATTTAAATACAAAGTCTGCAACTTTTTCTGGAAGCACTCCTTTTAAAACTACATATCCATTTTTTTCAAAGTCCATATTATTTAAATGAGTATCCTAAACTCCAAATGACTAAAGAATACCTTACTCCTTTTGTTACTGGTTTTACTCTATGATATATATGTGACGGAAAAACAATAATAGATCCTTTTACTTTAGCTTCTTTACAAGGAACAATAAGTGTAGGATCTGCCTGATCTCTAGGTTGAAAATCCAGTTCTCCGCCTTCATATTCAGAACCATCAGTTAATTGGCAAGTCACAGATAGTTTTCTTATTTTTTTATAATAATTTACATTTTCAGATTTATCATAAGGTTGAGACCAACTGTCTTTATGCCAATCATAATGTTGATCTATTTTATATTTTGTAAATTGACAGGCTTCTGAAAAATCCCATTGAAAATTCCAACCAGCATTTTTATTAGCCTGGTGAATAAAAGGATGTACTGCTCTATAAATCCAAGGATCACTTAACCACGCTATGTTAGAGTTTCTTTGTAATTTTAAGTCTTTTTTCTGTTCTTCGGTTAATTCTTCTTCGGGAACATTTTCAAATCTACCAGTAATACCTAGTTTTTCTTTTTCTTCATTTCCTCTTGCAATAACATCATCACAAAACTTTTCACTTAAAGCTCCTGAAAAATACCAATAACAATATTCACTATTAATTGCCATTAAAACTATACCATCCTGTAATTATATATTTTATTTCATTATTAGAAATACATCCTTTGTGAGTATGCGTCCAGTCAACTGGCCATATTAATGTATCTCCTTGAACTGCTTTTGTTTCTATTTTTTGATATTTCCATTGTGTTTCTCCTCCATTATCTATCGTATTTAAATAAGTCATAAAAGCTAACAATCTCCTTGAGGATATAGAATTTTTTTGTCCATCATTTTCATAATGCCATTTATAAAAAGCTTCACCTGGTTTATATTTTTGAATTTTAATTTTTTCTACTATACTCCAAGAAGCAATAGAATTAAGTTCTTCAAAAGCATTTTTATATTCATTTACACAATTTTCTAATTCATTTAAATAAGAAACAATAATTGATTCATTTATTGTAAAATACATCTCCGTACATTGTTTGGTTTCTTTTTCAACTACATTGTTACCAATAGTACCTTCTACTTGTCTATGTGTATTATCTTCATAAAAATCTATTAAATTTTTACAAACAGAATTATTTATTTTATATTTTTTTATAAAAATCTCAGTCATTATGTATATTAGTTTCTAAATAATTCTTTAATGTAGGTAATGTTTTAATTGCTTCTTTATATAAAGTTTTTTTCATATTTAATAAAAATATATTATTATCCCAATCTTTTTTCCATTTCTCTATATCTGCATTACAGTTTTCATAAAAAATAGAGGGTAAATCTGTAGGAGCCCAGTGCATTCCTGCTGCAATACAATGAAGTCCACCTTTTGTTTCAAAGCAATAATTTTTATCTCTATCTAAAGCAGCTAATTGAAACCCGTGTATTATTTCTGGAGTTAGTTCAATTAAACTATCACACCAATTTTTATTTTTAATAAATTTCCAATATTCGGTATCTTCTCTATGTGATAAAGCATAATGCAAAGCAACAAATTCAGCAAAAGTTTTAAACATTTTCTTACAACTAAAGGTAAAGTTATCTCTATCCCATTGAGAAACTTCTTCCCTTTGTAAGTTACGTAATAATTTTATTAAAAATTCGTGTACAGAAAATAAACCATTACTTTCTAATGGTTCAATAAATCCTGCTGACAATCCTATTGCAACCACATTTTTAACCCATAATCTTTTGTGTATTCCTGTTCTAATATTTATTTTTTTAAATTCAGCTTCCTCTATTTGTAAATGTTTTTTAAATTCTTTTAATGCAGTTTCATCATCAACAAATTTACTTGAAAATACATATCCTGTACCCACTCTCGACCATAAGGGAATATTCCAGACCCAACCATTTTCAATAGCAGTACAGTTTGTGTAAGGAACCAATTCTTTATCTTTATCTTTGTAAGGTATTCTAGTAGCCCAAGCAGTATCATTAATTAATATATCGTTGTAAGATTCAAAAGGTTCTTTTAATGTTTCTCCTAATAATAAAGATTTAAATCCTGTACAGTCAATAAACAAATCAGCAGTGTGAGTATTATTTAAACTCTCTATTCCACTTTCATTTTGTTTAATGGTGTGTATGTCTTCTTCAATATGTTTTACCCCTTTAGGAATACAATATTTATTTTTTAACCATTGACCAAATTGAATTGCATCAAAATGATAGGCTGCGTCTTGTTTAGGATAATAACCTATATCTGGAATAGCGGCGTTATCAAATTTATTTTGATGTACTAAAGCCATATTAGGAAAGTAACAATCTGCATAATCTGTATAAGGAGTTTCTGGCTTAAACATTTTTTTAAACCACCAATCATTTAATCCTGCACGGCAATCTTGTAAATTAGGATATCCAAAAGGATAATGAAAACTCTCTCCTTTTTTATAAAAGTCGGTAAATTTAATACTAAGTTTATAACTTGCATCGGTTTCTTTCATAAAATCTTTTTCATCAATACCTAATAATTCAATCCAATTTTTAATACTGCTAAGTGTACTTTCTCCTACTCCTATAACAGGAGCATTAGGTGATTCAATTAAAGTTATTTCTTTGTTTGGAAAGAATTTAATTAACGTAGCTGCTGTCATCCAACCAGCTGAACCTCCTCCTACAACAATAATTTTTTTCATATTAGTTCTATATTTGCAGACATTGTTACCCTTGTACAATTGCTTTTAAAAGGATAGACCACGTGTCTTAGATTAGATGGAAAAATAAAAAAATCTCCTTCTTTAGGAAATAAATTAATAGAAGTTACACAATGGTTTCTATCTTCTCCATAAGTAAATTGAATACCTCCTGGTCCTGCTGGATCTCTTCCAATGTATTGTTTATTTTCTTCTTTTAACAAATCAGGAATATCTAAATATAATACACACGAAAAATCTCCATCGTGTACGTGAGGTGGATTAAAATCTCCCTCTTTCATAAAATTAATCCAACATCCAATAAGCTTAAACTGTTTATTAGATAATTTTTTATTATGATAAGTTTCATAGAAATCTAAAAAACTATTAAATTTTTCTTTTGTATATTGTAAAAATTTTTCACCTTCATATACATATTGATGATTTAATATACCTGCTAAATTTTGATTGTAACTTTCTTCTTGTTTTGCTAAAGTTAAAATTGTTTTATAGTCTTTAATAAAAGTTTTATATAAAAGAGGTCCCCAAAAATAATACTGTGTATCATCCATATTATATTTCCATAATAATATTTAACGAAAATCGTTGGGAATCTTTTTTTGGAGGTATTCCTCTGTGCCATAAATTACTATTAAATAAAATAGCTTGACCAGCGACACTAGGATAAAATTGTAAATCATCATTTACTTTTATTTCTGTACCGCCATCATTTGTATGAATATTGTAAACAATACTTAATTTATTGTTTTCTTGCCTGTCTTGATGAAATTCCGTTATAGAAGTTTGGTTGTACCAGTTCCAATAAAATCTTTCTATGTTTTTAAAATTTTTATTTTTTATTTTTTCAAATAAGCTATCTACTATAATTTCAGCATAAATATTTAAATTATTTTGTCCAAAATTATTACATTCTCTTTCATAACTAGCTAAAAGAAAACCCATATCATATCTATTAATATCATAAAAATGATTATCAAGAGGTTCTTTATCGGTAGCTATTCCCCACAATTTTGAGGTAAAAAGTAAATTGATTATTTTTTGATTAAATCTAGTAGGAAGATTCGTATCTATAGTTTGTATCGTCATAATCAATAGTTCAATAGTTCAATAGTTATATAATATTATATATATACAACTTTTAAATAGTAAATTAAAGAAGTATTAAATAATATTCCAAGTGTTATTGGTTGGATTCCATTCCACATTTCTTGGAGTGTCTTCAACAGTTCTACCGATCCATTTTAGATTAGATTCATCCCACTTAGGAATTATATCTAGTGTAACACCTTCAATATTTTCATTGTATGTAGGAAAAGCTATTGGAGCTTGCCAACTAACCGTTGTTAAATCTTTTGTCCAGGAGTTAAATGGTTTAGGTGGCCAAAAAACATCATTTTCTAAATCATAAACATATCCATGTCCTGCACCATTTCCTCTAAAAGGAGTACCACTTAAAATGTGTTGATTATTTACAGTATTGTAGGAAGTTCTTTTCCAGTATGTTTCAGGATAGTTACCATTAAATACATTTTCATTTAACCAGCCATCTTTTTTAATATTGTTAGCAACCCACTGTTCTGCCTCTACTGAGTTTTCACCAAAAGGTGCAACATCAGCATCGTTAATTACAACGGTTCTAATAACTTCGTTATTGTCAGTTCTTATTTCACAAAAATGAGCCATATTAATTTGACCAATTGCCTCCCTTAACAGCATCGTAAACTTCATCTAAGTTCCATACTCCTGAACCGTTTTGAATGAAACTTTCTGCTTGTTGTCTTATAATAACTCTTCCAGAGCCTCCAGCTCCTCCACCGCTTGCAGCAGGGCCTCCGCCACCGCCTCCGCCTGTGTTTGCGGACGCAGTTCCTGGTGCAGGTGATCCGCCTCCAGTTCCTCCACTTCCTTGAGTTCCTCGGTGAGTAGCTCCTCCACCTCCGCCACCATAAGATGTTGGTGATGGGGAAGCAACAGGAGAACCAAAATCTGTAGATGATCCAGCTCCTCCATTTCCTCCAGCGTTAATTGGATGAGGTGATCCAGCAGCTCCAGCTCCTCCTCCGCCTCCAGCAGAGTTAGAAGTTGTTCCTGCTAATCCAGGGGCTCCAGGATTTCCTTGTGGTGGTGATACAGGTGGTACGTTTCCGTTTCCACCTACGTTACCAGGGCTGTTGGCTCCTCCGCCTCCGCCTGATCCACCTTGTGCAGTTGTTGCTCCGCCAGCTCCAGATGATGGGTTCATCCCTCTTCCACCACCAGCTGATGCTAATGGATTAGGTCCTCCAGCGTCAAATTCAGATGCGCTTCCAGCTGATGCAGCAGGACCGCTTGGTCCTCCGCCACCTACGGTAATAGCTACAGGTGATCCAGGTAAAGTATGAGCAGGGATTGATCTGAATCCTCCTCCGCCTCCGCCTCCTCCAGCGTCACCGTTACCATTATTTCCACCACCGCCTCCGCCTAAAACAAAAACATCCGCAGTTGTTTGATTAGCCTGTGCAGTAAAAGTTCCTGGACTAGTAAAATTAGTAATAACTTCTGAAGTGTTTCCACTAGTAGGTTTGTAGTTAATTCCAATAAATCCGCCTGCCATTTATTTCTCCTATGAAATTTTTTATTTCTCCTATGAAATTTCTTCGTAACTGATAATATATTCTGCGTCCCCGTTAACTGATGCTCCACCTAAAATGGATGTATCTTCTTCTAAATAAAAACTTTTGTTTTTATCTATCAAGGCTAAAGTTGCGTCTGCAGGAACTGAAATAGTTGATGCTAAAGCATATGAAGATCCTGAGCCAGCCGCAGCTGTGTTATAATCAACAGTCACATCAACAGCAGATGAACCATCTACGTTTGAAATAATGATTGAATTAATTTTAAAAACTTTACCTGATGATGCTGCATTAGCAAGTAACACAGTTGTTAAAGTTGTATCAAGGGCTCCACCAGTGGTTTTGCCTGTAATTGTTGATACGTTAACTATATTTGGTGCTGCCATTTTTTTTTCCTTTTATATTATTTATCTAACCAAAAACTATACTCATAGCAATTGATTTACCTGTAGAAGCAACTGTTGCATCAATTTTAGCTGAAGTTACAGCGTTATTACTAATATGTGCTGTATCAATTGAACCATCTACATAATGTTCTGAATCTATTTGATCGTCTGCTATTTTTGCATTTGTAACAGAGTCAGCTCCCAATTTAGCTGTTGTTATTGAACCTGAAGCTAATTTTGCTGACTCAATTGTACCATCTGCTAGTTTAGCATTTGTTAATGTACCATCTGCTACATCAGCAGCACTTATAACACCATCAGCGACTTTATCGCTTGTGATAGCGTCATCAGCGATTGAATTTGATTTGATTTTACTAATTGCCATAGTTGTTCTCTCTCTTAT